GCCATTAGGCACATCCTGGGCGGTCAATCCCCAGTAATTGCTTAACCATGGCAGACAAGCCCGTATAGGCGCTATTGCCCATACCGTCAAATGACGCGAAACTATCCCCGATAGAACCACGGGACCTATACAAGGCTCCGGCATATTGAATAGTTCCCAATTTGACGGCGCTATTAGGTGCAGTAGTCAAACTGTCAAAGTAATTAGCCTCTGCTCTGCGTCGATAGCAGAACTGCGAACTGGCCGCCGCGCATTGAGTTAGGAATGCCTGATCTAATGCCGTCGCCGTTCCAATACCTAGCCAATCCTCAACGTCTGTAGCGGTAATCCACGTGCAGACAGGCGCATAGGTCAAAGTACCGTTAGGAATAACTGCGGAACGCTCCACGTCGTCGCCGGCGTCGTAAACCATTACCTGGTTAGGGATAATGTACGCGGGGTCCGTCCGTAGATCGCCCTCTTCACTAACGCCAATAAAGAGGTAGGCCGGTAGGGCTACGACGGTATGTGTCCCGTTCATGCCGTGGCCCAGGCCCGCAAGCGTGACGGACTGGCCTACCTCGATATCGGACGTAGTGAGTAGTTGTACTACTACGTAGTTATCTAACCTTTGGTGGTGGGTTATTGAATAAACCGCCATAGCGGCTACCCGCCTTTCGGTTTAGGACTTGACGAGTTTTACGAACTTTGTGGCGTCTGCCATGTATGTCGCGGCAAGGCCACGCCACGCAATCTCGAAACCGAGGATGGATGGGCGCTGCACCGTTACGGCGCCGCGTTGCTGTTCGTAGAATTCGAAGCCTGCGCCTGCGCCGGCTGCGTGTCCGATAATGCCCTGGAGGTCACCTGCACCGGTGCCGCCTGCCATGTTCTTATCGACGACAAGAGTGAGGCCCAGAGGGTTACCGTTCCATGAGTTAGCGGACTGTGTGCCGCTTGCGTTCATTGGTCCGACTGTTGGGAATACTGGGCGTCCTGTTGTATCGGTAAGCATTCCCAACTTCGCCCAGGTAATTGGATTCATGACCCAATGAGTAGGCAAGTAGTTAGAACCGTTAGAAATCTGGTACGCGGCGCCGTAGATCGCTTCAATCCAATCGGCAGGGCTTGACAGGTCTACAACGGTTTCGGACTGTGTAGTGCCGGCGGTGAGTTGATCTACTGCGTAGTTGTCTGTCGCCTGGCCGTAGGCAATAGCGAGTTGCTCCAACACGATATTGAGCGAGGCGGGGTCCGTCATGTCGATATCTTGTTCCGACATCACCACGTACGTTCCGAATGTCAGTTTGCTCACGTCCGTATTTGTCACGGTGACGGTAGACGCGTTAAGCGTGTCCAGTTCTGCGGCCTGCTGTGTGGCTACTGGGCGGGTACCAATTTTCGGGCGGCGGAATGTAGCGCCTGCCTGGGGCATGGCACGAGTACCAATGGCGCTAACAAAAGGCCTGATTGGGTTAAGCGAATCGTAGACATTCCCGACAATAATTTCTGGCAAAATGCCAGGCGTCGAAGTGGTCGTAATGTCTGGCGCGGCGGCGGAAATGCGCGCGTTCATTTCGGCAAACGCGGTAGAACCTGCCGCAAATGCGACCATGTATTCCGATGGGCTAGGCAACTTGGGCGCGTGTCCACGGGCAGCGGCCCAGAGTGGCGTTACGGGGGTGGAAGCCTCAATAGGCTCTGGGGTTTCGACGTTCTGGGCCATTTCTGGGTTCTCCTCTGGTTCGTTTTCTTCTGGGTCCACGGCGTCGGGTTCCGTCTGTTCTTCATTATTACCCGCCTGGGCAGCAATTTGGTGGATACGGCTAGAATCAAACGCCGGTAATGGGACCATTGACAACTCGTTCCAGGTACTTGCCGTAATGATCATAGTTCCGTTGTCGTCGTATTTGTATTCGGTAGGGACTACGCCTACAGATACGCCGTCTAGTACGCCGTCAATAGCAAGGGTTAGCGCGGCGGTTCCCTCTGGCACGTCACTAATACGAGCCTGGAAATACATACCTGGCGCGTCGCCGGTCAATACTTCGACTCTCTCCGTTACGAGGCCAATAGGGCGACTTGTGTCATGGTATTGAAGCAACTTAGGCGCGCGTCCATCGGTAGGAAGTGAACCAGGCGCGAAACGTACACGGGTACCGTCCATGGTTACGGCCTCCTCGCCATATGGCGCCGCTAAGCCCATAATCGTACGCTTAGGCGTTTCATCGCCGGCTGCGGCGTCAATGGTGACAGGGTGAGGGTTAAATCGTAAAATGTCCATTAGTCGTTTTCCATTTCGTTATTGGTTGGGTTCTGTGATCGTGGCGCGGGTGTCTCGATATCGTCGCGAATTTCTAGGGTTCCCTCTCCGACTTTTAGTTCTTCCAGGTAACTATCGACGTCTAGGCGTACGAATGTTCCGCGCGGTAATACGTTGTCGGCGGACATTGTCTCATTCCAACATTGGATAAAGTTTTTCGCCGCAAACAGGTAGAGGTCCTGCTTAGCCTGTTCGGCGTTCTGGTATTGGTATCCGCCTACCGCGATACCGGCCAAATACGGCGGGATATTAGCGACGCGCGCCAATTCGAGAGCCTGGAACTGGCGAGAATCTACTAAAAGCATTTTATCCGGTGTCGCCGTGGTGGCTTCATACGTTAGGAATTCGTTTAACGCCGCCGTCTGGTTCGTCATGCGGGCCTCGTTAAATGCGTGGGCCATTTCGCCTAGTTCGGCAGGGCTTAACGGTTCGCCTCCAACCTGGCGCAATACGCCCGCCGGTATGGCCGAACGGCTATTGCGCTCTACTGAATTTTCTAACGCTATTGCTGTAGTGATCGTACGGGCAGACGTGTAGAGCATTCCCTGAATAGGGCTAATGAATTGGATTACGTCGCGCGAATCGACGGGTAACCCATTAAAGAGAATTTCGTTAGACGGGCCGAACCATACAGGCCCCGCCTGATCCATTGTTGTAACCATGGCGGCGGGCAGGCGTGTAAATGACGCGGGGAAACCGTCTGTCGTTCTGCTCTGCACGTGCCAGAAACTTCTTCCCGTGAAAAATAGGTCATCGAATGTCCACGCCATGAGGAAGTTATTTGTAACGGTTGGGTCCATACGACGGCCCCAGGCGCGCGGGGCAATTTCGTACGGTTCCATTTCTTCACCGTTCCATTGTTCACGGTAAAACTGAACGGGAAGACAGGCGAACATAGACGCGATTAGGTCACGGGCGCGGGAGATCGTAGGTACGGACATGGCGCGGGCGCGCGCGTCGCCGTCGATATAGGCGGGGAAAAATCCAATTTGGCTAACGCCTGCGTTGTACCCTACGGCGGCCTTTACTGGCGGTTCAATAGAGGTAGCCATAGCGGCGGTTTTATTACGCGAGAATAGAGCCATGGGGGAAAGTGTAGGGCAGAACGCGCGGCTAATGGGGGAACGCTAACGGCGGACCTGTCCCCGACGAACTGCCCGCCGCTAGCGCAAACTTTATGCTAGTCCTAGATCACAACTAGTGCAGGTTTCCTATTGCTAACTGTACGCGACGCCTGGGCGGCGGCGAATACCATGCAGCGCGCTAACTCGATAGGCCCAGGGCTACGGGCGCTAGACAAGGTAACGGACCCGTTTACTTTTACCATTACGCCGCGCTCTACGTGTTCGGTAAGTGTTACCTCGCCAGTATGAACTAAGCGGCCCTCAGTAATAAGAGACCTAACGTATTGGGTCCATTTGCCTAATTCTCGAAACCCTACGACGTTTCGCCGGCGTTCCCATTTCGGCGGGCAGGACATTTCTAACGACGGGGGAATAGAAAGAAATAGCGTTTTATGATCGGTTAGTAATCTCTCGATATGTCCCCAACACGCCGCCAAATTGTCTACCTGGAACTCAACGGTTACGCCTACCTTGTCGCCAATTTGTACGGCACGAACCCCCACGTAATGCGCCGAATCGGTAGAACTGTCAACACTTAAAACGCCCCCAGGCGGTAACGGTTCATCGGTTTTGCAGCCGGCGAATATGCCAGGTTCTAGCCACCCGTTAGCGGTGGACGTGAATAGGTTTACGCTAGAGCGTAGGAACGCCTGGCGGTTAGGTGCTTTAGCCTCTGCTTCGAGAACGGACACGGGTAAGAAATAGCCCATACTGGGGTTTCCGTATTGCCATGCCTCAACGGTCATAGGGTCCACGGAACTAGGCGGGGACCATTCCGCGAAATACATAGGGCCGATATCGCCGGCGTCAATTTGCCGTAGGCCTTGTGATCGCCACCGAATCATCGCGGTAGAGGCTTCGGTACCTGCCGTGGAAAACATGAGACATAGCGGGTTCTTTCGGGCGCGTTGAGTGGGTAGTAATCCCTCGTCGATAGCGGCCTCACTAATGCTCCAAATTTCATCTAGCAGAATTAGATCGGCGCTGTAGCCGTGGCCCGCCTGGGGTGTCGCCGCGCGAACTAGCCACCTATGGGGTCCTGTCATTTGTCCGGTGTCTGGGTTCGGTACGTGTATCTCTAATTCGTTACGCCCATAGGACCACGAAACCTTAGCGCCGTAGCGAACCTCCAGTAACGGCGCCAAATACTTAAACATAGAAACGGCGAGGTCCAACTTATGCGCTACCGAAATAACAACCTGGGGCGTCCCCCTACGTGGGGCTTCAACCGTTAAGAAATGCCCCAACACGGCAGCCATAAGTTGAGACTTTCCGTTCTGTCGGGCAACCGAACAATAACCAATACGCCGCAAGTAATCGCCGGCATTGTCCATGGCGGTAAACCCTGCCGCCACTCGATACTGCCACGGCAGTAACTCGATATCGAG